TGGTGCTGGTCAGACGACCATCACCCCAGGCGCTGGAGTAACAATTAACGGTACGCCTGGTCTCAAGTTGCGCGCACAGTGGTCTTCTGCTACGCTAATCAAGCGTGCTACCGACACATGGGTGGCCCTGGGAGACTTGAGCGCATAATGGCTATATTTAAAGATTCTGGTGGAAAACAGCCAGGTACGCCGACAATTGGAACAGCCACATTTGACAACACAAATGGCAACGCCTCAGTTCCATTTACTGCGCCAACATATGCTGGGAAAGGTACGCTGACATATCGAATCAATGCGAGTACTGGTCAAACAGGAACTGGAGCGAGTTCTCCGATTACCGTAACTGGCCTTACGGCTGGTACTGCTGTAACTTTTACTGTTACCGCAATATCAAATACTGGAACCCAGTCTGTTGCTTCTTCCTCTTCGAACTCCATCACCCCTGGAATTAAACCAAGTGCTCCAACAATTGGCACTGCAACTCCTGGGAACGGCTCTGCAACTGTTGCTTATACTGCTGGTTCTGCTGGTTCTGGTGGTGTAACTTACACCGCAACATCATCTCCTGGAAACCTTACTGGCACTGGTGCATCTCCAATTACCGTTTCTGGCCTTACAAACGGAACCGCATATACATTTACGGTGACAGCATCAAACACATACGGCTCAAGTACATCTGCTGCTTCAAACTCGGTCACTCCAGGTGTTGCGCCAAGTGCACCGACAATCGGAACAGCAACTGCTGGAAATGCTCAAGCAACCGTGACCTTTACACAAGGAGCCGCTGGAACCGCTGGCGCTGCTGGCGTTACATACAGGGCTACTTCAAGTCCTGGTGGAATCGTGAAAACTGGAGTCAATGTGACTTCTCTTGTTGTTACTGGTCTTACAAATGGCACGGCGTACACATTTGTAGTGCGTGCAGAAAGCGTGTATGGGAATAGCGCAAACTCTGCTTCTTCAAACTCTGTCACACCTGTGGCGCCTCCGTACTTCCCGCCATTCTTTCCTCCGTTTTTCCCACCATTCTTCCCACCGTTTTTCCCGCCATTCTTTCCTCCGTTTTTCCCACCTTACTTCCCGCCTTTCTTCCCACCCGCTTTTAAGTAGGCATGGGTAGTACTGTTTAGTACATGGACATAGAGAGACTGCACTTTCTCCACATCCCAAGAACATCGGGTTCATCGTTTACAAAAGATGTCCAAGATATATTTTTTGACAAGTACATGCATTCAACTGTTTCATGTGGTCAAAGGGAGTTTGTAAATCTTTCTGAACATGAACAGATAAAATTATTATCGGCTTATAATTTTTCACACGGGCATTTCTCGGTATCACCAATAAAGACTGCGTCTTCTTTAAAATCAATCAGCATAATTAGAGACCCATACGAACACCAAATCAGTTGTTTATCCTATTTGATGAAAAATATTAACAATGCCGATATGAAAAAATACGCAACAGAGTGGTTAGTCCATGATTCAAAATTCAGCAATTTAGACACACCGTATTGCGGTCAGCAAAATCCACAGGTTGGCTACCTAACTGGAAAACTGATAAAAAACAATATTGGTAAACTTGATTTAGTTGGAGCAGCAGACGGTCCACTGGATTCAATATTGACTCAAATAAAAGACCTAAACATAGTTCTCGGTACATTTGAATCAAAATTTCGCCTTTTCAAATTGGTAATGAATTACTTTGGATACAGGATAGAAGACAACTTTCAGCAAAATCACATTGGTTCTAGGAGACACGAGCACATTGAGGAGATTCTTCCAGCGTGGACAAGAGAGTACCTTGAAACAAGACATCAATTAGATTTTAAGTTATATAGATACATTAGTGATTATGAAAATTCAACCAATACTTTGTTCAACCAAGAAATTTTAAGTAAAAAATAATTCACATGCAGCAACAAAAAACTAGTTTGACAATCGTCCCAGACTTTATTTCCAAAGACGACGCTGAAAAAATTATTGATTTAATATTTAAATCATCAAATCGGTTTAATTCAGAAGTTACCGAAGAAGGAAAGCAGATATCGACTGCCGATAATACTGCGGGCAATATGGGTTGGGAGGAAGCGCCAACAAAACTAAGGAACGGGTCATCGTATTACATTCCTTCTTTTTCCCCCAATCCAAATCCGATGAATGATAATGGCTTTTCAGTTAATTACCGCGAGGATAGTGAATTGTGGTATTTAACAGATAAGTATATTATGTCAGTTTCTGAACATATAAAAAGAATGTTCGGCATTAAAGAATTAGAACTAATGGCATCGATTCTTCGCCGCGGGAGTGTTGGGGCGAGTATGCCGCCCCACCAAGATGGACCAGTATTAAACGGTCAAGAGTTGGTCGATATTGATTTTAGTTGCTTTGTTTTCTTGAATGATGATTTTGATGGTGGTTCTATAATCTTTGAAGAACTAGGTGTTTCGTGGAAACCACTGGCAGGTTCTGCTATTTTTTTAAGCAACACTTCAACAAAGTTGATGGTCCATGAGATTGAGAAAATTACCAGAGGACAGAGATTTTCAATAAATACATTTTTTAGGGCAATCTAATCAGTTAGGATATAACCATGACACCCCCATGGCTAGTTCCGCCTGGATACTTCGGGAAATCAAAAGATAATATTAGGATACTAGAAAACTTTATTGACATAAATGATGTTAAAAAAATATATGAGTTTTCAAAGTCAATTACTGAATGGGACAATCCAATCAAAGAAAATCAGTACGACCAAAATGGCATCTGCACATATGATGCGGATTACTGGAATGACCGCCAGTGCCCAGCGCATTTGATTAAGAAGCAAAGCCAAGAAATACACGACCTGGTTGATTTCTACATTATAAAAATGCAGAAATACGCAGAGGATTTTTTCAAGGTAAAACTAGACAAAAGAAGCCCAGTAATAGTTCGATGGTTCAAGGGCATTGAGCAGCGCCCGCATGCAGATAAGCAACTAAACGATGGTTCGCCAAATCCATTTACCGACTATGACTTAAATGCGCTTTTTTACTATAACGATGAATTTGATGGCGGTGAACTTTACTATCCAGAGCATGATTTGGTTGTCAAGCCTCGGCCTGGACTTGCAGTAATCCATCCAGGAGATATCCATTACCTTCACGGGGTAAAAATGGTTACCTCTGGAGAAAGGTTCACAACCCCAGCATTTTATTCTGTGACAGAACTATAAAAGCACCCTGATAGGATATAAAAAAATGACAATACTTAAACTACTGCAAGCATCAAATAATCCCCCAAAGGTTGAACAGTCACGACTAAAGCGTGACTGGATGGATGCAACATACAATAAGCACGCATATCAATGCTTACCAATGACATATGCAAATGTGTACGGATGGGAACTCCAATTACAACAAGAGGTAGTTGTTGAATGGGATGGCTCAAATACACCACCAAATATCATTAGCGGAGGAATTCTCGGAGACCAGGTAATTGCGAGCGGAAATATCATAGGAATGGTCTCCTTCAGGGTTGGCTATGCTTTCAGGACAGAAGAGCCGTACTCTCTATTTATAGGTGGCTCACCAAACTACTTTCTGGACGGCGCTGAGGCGCTTTCAGCAATTATCCCAAGCCAGTGGTGGCCAGATACATTCGAGATGAACTGGATGATTAACAAGGTGAATGAGCCAGTCGTATTCCCTGCTGGCATGCCATTTATGTTCTTTAATATCTTTGACTCAACTGTTCTTGAGAATGTAAAGATTGAAACAGAATCCCTTTGGGATGATACCGAACTAGTCGCTTCTCGCCAGAAGTACGGAGACATGAAGATGAAGAATCAGATGGAAAACCCGTGGACATGGACAAAAGGCATTCGTACTGGACTAGACGCTGATGGGAATAGAATAGGCCCGACATTTACTGGTTTGCCAAAACTGGATGAGCCTCAATGAATGATTTTGCAAGGCAGCAGGCAAAGTTGTACCTAGAGAGGTCAATTTCAACCCTTGAATCAATACTCGGCGTTGATGCTTTTTCGCTTGAGGAGATTCCAGTAGAACCATCTTCGGCCCTGTATGACTCATACTTCTGCTTATTGCATGAAGTTTCTGCTTACAAAAAGTTGTTAGATAATGCAAAATGAGCCGATAATCGGGATAGACCCAGTTGATTTTAAATCACTTGATAGTTCAAGAATTTATTGGGACAAGCAAAACGAGACATGGATTGTCGGTAATGGCGAGACAGCACACTGTCACCTATATGGCGAGCCAGTCTCCATTCTTCCATCTACTGGAACCGTTTCATGGAACTCTCCATCAGATTTAGATAACG